AAGAATCAGGCGCGCGCGATGAGGCGAGTTTTCACTCTAGACACTTTATTGTCCTACAGCTGCATGTAAGATTCAAGGAACACGCGCGTAGTTTTGCCGAATGAACGAATTAATTCCAGTTGCTTCCGCTGTTCGGCCAACGGAACTGGTGGGGCCCACTTGTCGCCAGCAGGTGCTGAGTAGGCTTGGAAGCTTTGTCGCCAAGCTTCGGGAAACGGGATTTGTACACTGAAACTACTATCTAACTCAAGTTTCTGAATTTGCTCTTCGAAAGCTATTTGATCAATTGGTTCGATACCATACAGATCTGAGACGAGCGTCCGGGTGTTCGGTCCCGGGGTGATTTCAGCCGGAAGCCCCTTAAGGGCCTCGGCAAGCATCTGCCTCTTGTATAGTTCTACTGAATTTAATATGCTCTTTCGGAGCCTCACGCCGTTTGTAATTTCCACCAAACGACGACCTAAAGCTGCAATCATTGGACAACCATTGTATTGATGGGCCATGCTAAACCCCTTGGCTCTCAGCAGCTGCAACTTCACTGCTCTTGTGGATCCAACATATCTCTTTGGACACCATCCAAACTGCGCCAAGACCTTCCTCGGGTCGGTTACCACAACCTGGTCAATAGGATCAAAGACCATGCCGCAGAAACTGGCAGTATTTAAGGATTCGTGAACCTCCAATTTGATATCCCACCCACAGTCCTTAAAATCGAACTCTGTGGGTAGATGTCCTCCACGTCTAACATCAAGTGCCGAAATTCCATCGTCACCCTCTACGAAAATCCAAACCACAGTGCAACCAGAGCGATTGCAAACGAAAAGGAAAATCATGAGGTTGGCAAACCCATTGCCGAGAGAAGTATTCATTTCACCACTCATACGCGTAGCGACAACACGCACGATGATAAGTCGAAATCGAATCTTCTGAGTACCCATCAAAACTTTGATAATAATCTTCATTATCCACGCAGCCCAACCGTTCAAAGAACACATGTAAGTATACATTGTAACTTCTATATCAAACATGTTCTCCTCAGTGAAATGTGCTTCCATAGAGGTAAAATCGGTGCAATGGTAAATGCGTCCAGCAGCATAAAGGCGTTCCGTAATGACTTTTGGTCTCTGGTTAACGGGAACCTTCTTAATGAAATGGGGATGACTGAACACAACGTCAGAGATGATCTGGAACACAGGTCCGCTGAAGCACTTAAAATAATCCTCCCGAGAGTTAATCATTCTAGCAGCCTTAGCAGCAATGTATCCTTCATCCTTAACAAAAGATTTAACGGTGCATTTGAGTAAATCTACACCAAGCTCTTGCTCAAACTTATGGAACGTTTGGCGCAGCGATAGCTTTCTTGCTGCAGTATATGAATCACATTTCTCCAACCATGCATCGAGTGTTAAATCGAGGTCGGCAGAAAG